ATGGCTGGTAACGCCAAGATTCTATTTGGCTCTCATAAACTCACCACTAATCTTGCTATTAATAGCAAGGTTAATATGTTCACCATGCCTAAAGGCTTTACGCCTATTTTAGGTTGGTTGCATGGAGCAGACTTAGATACAGGTACAGAAGCATTAGAACTTGATGTGGGTATCACGGGTGATGTAGATAAGTATCTTAACTCCGGTGTTATTACAGGTGATCCGTTTGCAGCAGGGAATATATCAAACCTTGCAGCAGGGGGCATTATCTATGCACTTAATCAGGATTTGTGCGGGGTTGTACCAACAGTCCTCACCGTCGATACTGATGTGATATTAACTTTCACCGCCGCCGCCGCAGCAGGTGGCACAGGTGTTATTTCTGTCACAATCATTGGTGTATATAACGACGCAAGAGTTAACGCGTAATTGATTGGGGCAGGAAACTGCCCCTTTTTTGGAGATAGCATGAAATATCAATTTATAGGTAGTGGACAAGACTCCCCTAAGAATACTGTATTTATGGGCAAGTATTCGTTTACTTTAAACCATAAGTACGTCGAAATAACAGATGAAGCGGTGTTAGCTAAAATTAAAACTAATGCTTCATTTAAAGAATATATTGAACCTGTTAAAAAGACAGTTTCTAAAAAAGTAAGTAAAAAATAATGGCAACTAAAGCTGAAACAAGAGACAGAGTTGGCACTGACTTAGGTATTTTAACATTAGGTCAACAACTACAGTTTAAAGACCAGACTCGTATCGAATCAGGCTATGATGAAATATATGAAGACCTAAAGGACGAAGGCTTAGCAGTATGGTCGTCAACAGGTTCAGTCCCGACAAAACTCGTTCCGCATGTGGTTGCGCTGGTTGCGTTAAATTGCGCGGGTTCATTCTCAGTGTCACAAGAAAGATTAGCAAGAATACTATTGGTAGCAGGTCAAGACGGCGAATTAGCCAAACGAAATATCAGAAGGTTAGTCGCTGATGATTGGGAATCACTAGAGGAAGTTGTCGATTTTTAATGGCTGAGACAAACAAATTAACTTCATTACTTCCTAATAGGACTATTTTACCTTCTCAGTTTACATCTAACGATGCGAGAGAAGGGGAGCTTGGGAAGATAAGAAACCCTGACGGGAGCCACTCAACGGAATTTTCTATAACAATTAGCGATCCGCGTATAAACGGGGGAAAGCCTACGGTTATCCCTTCTCTAGTAATGGGGCAAAAAAGAGTTAAAAAAATGCTTTCGTCAAAAATAGTAGATCGAGAACAACAGGAAATAGCTATAGTTAGAGCAGCACAGAGAATAAGTGAGGGACAAATACCGCCTAAAGGGTTTAACTCTTTTGTTGGGGCAGATACGGACGCAGTTTTTAGGAGCGGCATGAAATCACTGTCCAAATTAGCAAGATAATGTTAATGAACATCATCAGAAACATGGAGAACCGCATGATGAATCTAAATTTTAATGGCTTTAGGTGCGTTTATTGCGCGGTTTTGTATAATAAAGAAGAAAGAAAGGGAGAGGCCGCTTTTATTTGCGATGAGTGCGATAAACCAAATGGTAAAAGAAGTCAGGATACATTAAAAATAAAGGGTATATCGAAGAATGTTAGTACCTATTAACATAACAGGACAGACTTACGAAGCGAGATCCAAAGCTATATCGTCTCAATTAACACAAAACTTCTACCCTGAAAAACTTGATAATACCAGTGTAAAAAGCCCTTACGTTCTACACAGATGGTTTGGCATGAAGTCTTTTGGCAACCCGACAGGTAACACTTCCCCTGACAGAGGAATGTTTGAACATAACGACGTTGTTTACAAAGTAACGGGTGCAAAAATGTACTCTGTAGCGGCGAATGGCGCACATGTAGAATTAGGGAATATACCCGGCACGGGGCGCTGTATTTTAGAAGGGATTAATTCTAATGTTGTTTTAACAACGCAAGGCAAGGCTTATCAATATAACGGTTCCACAGTCGCTGAGATTACAGACGATGACTTAGAAACACCCAATTCATGTGCTCACCTTAATAACCAGATGCTTTATGATGGTGACGGTGGCCGGTTTGTCTCCTCTGCTGTTGGTGATGCTACAGCCATAAACGGCCTTGATTATGCAACGGCTGAAAGCGCCGCTGATGAATTAAAACGAGTTTATACCTTCGACCAATTAGCTTATATGATGGGCGCTAAAACAATAGAGCCTTGGTGGAATGACGGTACTGGCAGACCTCCCTTTAGCCCCGTAGAAGGCGGGATAATGTCCATAGGGTTAGCGGCAATAAACTCCGTTTCTAATAACGATAGGGCGATGTATTTTTTAGGTGACGATAACCATGTTTATCGTATTGTTAAAACCTCGTTTGAACCTGTGAGTAACATTTGGCTACACAGAACTATTTCAGAATTTAGTAATATATCTGATGCAGTTGGATTTTGTTTTACCGCGGAAGGACAGAATTTTTATTGCTTAACCTTCCCCGGCGAGAACAAGAGTTTTGTTTTTTCAGAAACAGGCGGTTGGTTTAATATCTCATCTGGCACAAGTGGCGGACGTTCTTATGCTAATTCTTATGTGTTTGCTCACCGTAAACATTTAATAGCAGATCATCGTAACGGAAATATTTACGAATGGGACTTAGATACTTATCTAGATAATAATGAGCCAATAGTCTGTATTCGTGAAACAGGTGTTTTACATGGTGGTTTATTTGGTAAGCCCGGCAAAACAATAACCATGAACAGTTTTGAGTTAATAATGGAAACAGGTGTAGGACTTATATCAGGGCAAGGGCAAGACCCTAAGATCATGTTATCGTTCTCTGATGACGGCGGTAAAACCTTTGGTACTGAGATATGGGGTTCTATTGGTAAATCAGGCGAATTTCAAAAGAAAGTAGAATGGTTTGGGCTAGGTTCTTTTCGAGATAGAATTATCAGAGTTACACTAACAGATCCTGTTTTTTGTTCAATTCATTCAGCATCAGCAGACCTAGAGGTAGGAATATGACACAACCTGTTATTAGAAACTTACCAGAGTTAGATCCAGACGATCCAAACTCAGTCGCTAACTTTAATCGAAAAATTAACCAATTATCAGAAGCGCTGTATGTTTTCTGGCATCAGTTTAAAGATATTAATATAACGCCCGTCACTGGTACGCCTGAATCACAATTAGTTGGCTCAATAGGTGACCTAGCATTAAGAACAGACGGTGGCGCAAATACAACGCTTTATGTAAAAGAATCAGGATCAGAAACTAACACAGGGTGGATTGCCAAGTGATGACATTTAAAAAACTAAATTATTTCCTAACAGGACAGTACCTAAACTTTTATTTCTTAGGCAAGATAGCTGAACTATTCGGATTAAGCGATGGTGGTGATGCAGCAAGACAAGCATCGCAACTGCAATCAGCCTCAGCCGACAAAGCAATCGACTTAACCAGAGAATCACGCGACATAGCAAGAAAAGACTTACAACCTTTCACGGAAGCAGGAACAAAGACCCTGCCCGGCCTGACCAGTTTAATTGAAGACCCCAATGCAAAGAAAGCGTTTGTAGAAAATAATCCCTTCTTTAAAGCCCAAGCCGATGAATCTCAACGACGCTTATTTAATAATCAAGCCGCAAGAGGCAAAGTAGGCTCTGGTGGTACAGCAGAAGCACTGCAAAATAGCCTCTTATTGCTCGGTAATGACCTAGTTAATGAAAACATAGGGCAAAGGTTCAATCTGGCCTCATTAGGCCAAAGTTCAGCCGCAGGACAAGCTAACATAACACAATCCGCTGGCGCTCAAGGTTCTAACTTACTGACCCAACAAGGCAACGTACAGGCATCAGGTGTCATTGGGGCTGAAAACGCTAGAGTCGGCGGGGTTAACGCATTGCTTAATCTTGGCTCTACCGCTATTTCTTTATGTTGGGTGGCTAGAGAGGTTTATGGTGAAGATAATCCTAAATGGTTATTATTTAGAGAATGGTTAGTGAGTAAAGCTCCTAAATGGTTTTTTAATCTTTATAAGGATCATGGCGAAGCATTTGCTAAATGGGTTCACAATAAGCCTATTTTAAAATCAATAATTAGAAAATGGATGGACAATAAGGTGGGAATATAATATGGCGCTAAATCCATTGATCGCGTTAGGTACAAATCAAGTTGATACCGCAACACCTGGTAATATCTTAATTCAAGCCGCAGAACGAAAACGAGCAGAGAAAAGACAAGGTGAGCAGGATGAAATTGCCGCAGCTAAAGTAAAGCGCGATGTAAAACTTCAAGACTTACAAGTAGAACAAATAGAGCAGCAAATTGATGAGGCTGATAAAGAAGCGGCATTAAAGCAAGAAAATAATATTCTATTCGCCGCGTCAGGTCATCTTGAAGACCTTGAGGCTGGAAGATTTGATGTTGTTGAGCAAAACTTATTAAAAAGTAAAGCGAGTATGCAGGCGCGTATGGATGGTGGTGAAAGAAATCTCGATACCAAAGACACTGATGAAGCCTTAGCAGCAATAGTTGAAAACCCACTAGGATTAATAGAGGCGAGTCGAAACGCTCGTAAAATATTAATACAAAGAGGGTCAATTGAAAAGCCAACAGCGCCAAACACTAGAACAAGAAAAGAAGGTGATAAAACGATCACTGAGCAATTTAATAGCAGCACAGGCGCGTTTGATTTTGTTTCAGAAGCCCCCACCAATAAAAGTGATGTTAAGTCCCCTGAAAGACTTGCTCAAGATTTGGAATTAGCGGCATTAAAAAAAGCTGGATTTTCTTTTGTTTTAGACGGGAAAGGAGGTGTAACATTCAGCCAAGGCAATGAACCAACTACAAAAACAAAAGGAATATTACAAGAAAAAGTTATAAAT